GCGCAGAGCCAAGCCCCTCATTTGTAGGGTTTGTCAGTGTGTGTATTTAGCACACTGGATTCTATAGACCGATCTATTCGGGCTACGCTTCTCCGGAGCTTTGCTTCCTTCGGAGTTCTTCTAACCTCGATTCCTTTCGAGTTTAAATACTTTTCCACGATATTACGTTGGGAAAGGTGACTAAGATGCAGAATAGTTTTTGTCATCTGATTTCCCATCATGAATCCTTCATTGATGGTTCCCGTCCATTTTAGAATGGATGGTTCTTCATCCGGGTGTGCTACCAGGATCTCTTCGCTTACCAATTGTGGTAAACGTATCAAAGCCATCACTAGCTGGCCGTACTTTTCTGGGAATTGAATATATCCCCAAAATCCTTGAAGATGAGCTATGCCTATCATCTTCTTCATTCGGTCGGTTGCTTCCGTCCAATCCATAAAACCCATAATAATGTTTTTATGTAGACGACCCCGTGCGGAGTCGTACATGAATCTCGATTCGGGGCTTTCCCCCGAGATCCTTTTCGTATGATGCCAATCATGCGATCCTAGCTCGAGCCCTGCTCGATGCTCTGGTATCTCTGCAAGAACTTTTTGCGAGATCTTCGATGCTGGGATTAATACCCAGTTCAACATAGACATGGATTTTACTAACATCCTTGCCTTACCTGGTTCGTTTATTACGATCAGTTTGCAATCCAAGAGTTTATCCTCGTGGATTTCCTTCCCTTCAGTATCTCTGAAGAAGAAATAGTGTCCTAGGTCACTAGGCCACATGCGCCTCCTAATTAGGAAGTTTAAGCTCATCTGGAGTGAAAACCAGAAGAGAATTGATGAGATGTTGATTCCACCTTCATCGTCCATTGCATTTGCACCCAATATGGGTGTAAATCCTGTGATCTCGAACGTATCGAGGTCGCGTATAGGAATAGCAATTTTATTCCTACGAATTACGTCTAGATAACTTCTAGCGTCTTCAGGTTTTCCGCCTTCGGAAACCGTGTGTGAGGCTGAAGCTGTGTACTTCACCTCCAATGATACTGATTTCTTAATCAGATCCTTATACTCCTCAGGAAAGTACCTGAGAAGTCCAAACTTAATATTTGATAACTTAAGTTCATCGTAGACAGTTTTACGGATTATTTCCAACCTGTCCTTTGGCACAGCCATAACTGGCTGTGTTACAATCTGCTTAAATTCAGCAGATTTTTCTCTCACCAAATAATATGGTAAATAACCTAACGTTCGTGTTTGACATAACGTTGTACATCTTAGATCCCATGCTAAAGATGTAGTGTAATCAGCATTTTCTGTTGATAACTTTCTGTCGATGTATTGTGCACATCGACGCAGCTCGGTCCCGAAAAAGGAGCCCAAGGCACGATTCTTGAAATTATATGTCAAGAATCCTTTCCGCACTTCGAAGCGCGAATCACCATGTGTTTTCTTCACAAGGTTGAAGAAGTCTTTTGCTTCTTCATAAATTGCAGGCTGTGCTTCTGCAATGATATCACTTCTTGTAAAAGCGATGTATTCAGAGAATAGATCTCTGAAAATCCTTGCCGTTTGTTCGGCAAGATCTCCATATTGGACAATCTCAGGTCCAAATGATGTGAATTTCTTAACTATTAAGTTATTCGTTGTATGCAGGCTTTGTTTTAGCGCTGCAATCAGCCGGGGAAAATACCCCGTCATGTTGCTCTCGATTAATTTCCAGAGCTTATATTTCGAACTATACTTTCGAAACCAATACATAAGGTTTAATACCCTATGCAGAGAGTTTGGACCTACATGGCCCCAACCGCTTACCCCTGTCGCATCTTTCAGGAGTTTTGAATATTTATTATTAAAAATATTCTCTGAATCCAAACAAAACATTACTTCTTTTGGATTAATAGTCTTATCACTTTTGATAAGATTATGATTAAGTGTCTTGAGAAAACTCAAGAAACAAATAGGCGTAAATTGTTCATTTCCGTCCAAAACTTCCTGACAAGGACAGTTTTTCAAGAGGAAACCTTCCCTCTCGTACTTTGCACTGTTATAAATGCAAAATTTCGGATTACAGCAGTAATCCCCTACGTGGCGACGTGAATCGCCATGATACTCTTTTACGAAAGAGTCTTTCATCCGAATTTTTAACGAATGATGGTCAACCACTGTTGCAAGTGGAATCGTCGAAGTATGACAAACATACTTTGTTGTGCCGGGCCTGAAGCTCGAAGCACCTGACACGAGTTCAGATATAAACTCGTGATACTCTTCGCCTGTTACTGACGAAGTAGGAGATATTACACTATCTAGCGTAATAGATGTATTCATTTGATACAAAATGGATAACCCCCCGGCAGAAAATGC